TATGAAGCAAATGATGATCTGCGTGACAGTTGGGCAGAACCTCTGATGTATGCTTTGCAGAGCGATGATGATGTTCTGTTTGTCCAACCCGAAGCGTATATTCAACATGGGCAAAAGTCATTCGCTGATGTAAAGGAAGTCTGTGACTTTGCACGTCAGATGGCAACGACTTGTGAGTTTGTTTCTAACAGCAAAGCACAGAAGATCAAGCAGGTTTTCAACACTTTCATAAAAGTCGGTGCCGTCTTGGACGAGGAGGCACTGGCGACCGCAGCGGACTGCGACATCAACTTAATTCGTTTGTGGAAACTTGTCACGTCCATTAAGGAGGACTGTTTGTCACTTTGTCGCAACAATGGACCTGCTGCCTATCTGTTAGGCGAGCGTATTGATGCTGAGGGTTATGTTTATGCCAATGAGTTCGGCATGTTCAAATTAGTGAACCGTGAGCGGTTCTCCCGTGCCAACTTCAACCACAGCAGGTTCCAGTGTGCCAGTTGAGAGACTGGTACACTCTGCCCTGACTCTGCCCCATTCTCCCCTATAATAACAAGGTACTCAAGAGGACTTCTAATGACTGACGAACAACGCACCGACATAGTTGAAGACCAAATGGAACACATCTTTTACCTTTGTCAAAGTTGTGCAGAAGTAGACGACGAAGATACTTGTAGAGCTCTGTATGAAGAATATGCAGAGTGGTTTGAAGCGCAGGAAGACGAAAATGGTGCATATGAAGTAATGTGGGCTCCTAACTTTACTCTGACAAACTAATGAAAACCACTTACATCTTTCTTGCTTTCATTGGACTTCTGATGTATAATGTGTTTCTGATTCAAAGGGATCAGAAAATGTTTGAAGGATATGATTCTGCTATTGAACGTTTAAAACAATCACCTGAAGTTACTGAATGATCGACACTTTGATTGCTGGACTGACTTGTGGTATCGCTACATTCTACGGAATGGGTGATGGTTTTCATGGACAACGTACTGCTAACGGAGAACGCTTTGATGCTTACAGTTGGACTGCTGCTCATCCTTACCTTCCTATGGGAACTAAAGTTCGTATCACCAATCAAGATAACCTCAAACAAGTCATCGTAAGAATAAATGACCGTGGACCATATTCTCATGCTGATATTGACCTGAGTTATGCGGCATTTGCACATATTGAGTCTGCACGAAAAGGAAACGCTACTGTATGCTGGAGAGTTGTAGGATGAAAAAGTTTTTATTGTTTATGATGCTGCTGACTGCACCTGCATTTGCACAGACAGCACCGAAACCAGTTGAGAAACACATCTATCGCCCATTTCGTTATGAAACTCCCTGTATGTTGGAGGCAGGATTGGCAACCTATCCTGATGTTTGTGTGGTGATTGAAACCCGTGAAAAGGGTGGAGCACTTCGCACTCGTAACATCTTCTCCGATAAACATGGACTGACTATCAAGGGTCGTTTTGATAAAGAACAAGGTTATATGACCTGGGATAGTCACAATAAGTATGAATACAAGTGGGAGTATAAGATTGGTGGTGTGAATGATCCTGGTGCCTGGACTTATGTCATGCCTGGTTTTCTTGTTCAAAATGTGAGTTGGGACTGATGAAGAAAGATTATGTCTATTATCCAATCATCATTCTGTGTGGTATGATTGGTTTTGCATTTGGTGGTAACTTCAGTACACAAACAACCATCAAGTCGATGTTGAAACTGTGTAATGAAAAACCACTTGAATGTAAGTTCAAGTATGATATTATGAAGTATCATGAGACTGGACAAGTTCCATACAAGGAGGAAAAGAAGAAATGACCGAAACACAAGTAAATCTAAATGTGCATGAGGTAGGAGTTATCCTTTCTGCACTTCAGTTACTTGAAAATGTAGATGAAAATCGTATTGCCAGAGAGTATGGCAGTGCCCGAGCACTTTACGACAAATTGTATGAAGTGTGGCAGGGCATGGACACTTCGCAAACTGGTCTACGCAACGACGTGGTGCCGTCATTCTGACCTATAATAAGAGCATCAAGACAAGGGGACAACCCGATGCAGAACTACCGAGTCAGTGTTGAGACGAATGATGGTTGCGTTACCATCTGGTATGAGAAGTCCAAGGCAAAGTCTGCTGACAAACTCATTCTCAACCGAGTCTACAATCAACTCTGTGGACTGAACATCAAAGAAATCAACGTTGCTCCTTCTGTCTAATGATCACTTCAGAAAATCAAGAGTTTGTGAACTTCCTGTTTGACAAACTCTTTCAACATGTTGATACTGACATGTTAGACTTGCATGAGTCTGACTCATGTGATGACCATCTACAATTTGCACAACTGGAACTGTTCTGATGGAAACTCTTGAACTTTCACAAAAAGAAATCAATGAACTTCTTTTAGTTCTAGAGAGTTTGGATCTATCAAAGACTCAACTGAGCATCTTAGAACTTTCAAACCTTTATTCTAAGATTTCTGCTTGTAAGACGTACTGATGAACGACGAAGACATCCGACAGTTTATGAATGCTTTTGAAGACTTTATGGAACACGCAAACACTGAGATTGATGCACATTCCAAGTGGGAAGAAGCACGAAAGTACACTGAAGGTTTTTATGAAGAAAAGGCAGCAGAGTTAGAGGTGACTGTTGATTATTACATGGCAGAGTTTGTATGAATGAAGAAATGAAGTTGCATCTGGCAGTGATGCAGACCAATAACATTCTCTCACTTGTTCAAGGTAATCAGTATGAAAGTTTCCTTCGTCATAAACTGATCGGAGTACAAGTCGAACTGAATCGTCAACTGTCACTGTTGACAAATAGCAAAACCTCATCTACAATTCAGGAGTAATTTACACACAAAAATGAAGTATCTGTATCTGGTTAATTATTGGGTGCCATTTCCATCGTCTGAGTATGGTGGTTTGATCAATGTCATTGCTTCTGATGACAATGAATGCCATGATATTCTACTGGACTGGAGAGATGAATACACTCAAGAATATGATAACTTGATCATGGCACAAGTCGTAGAAGCACCTTCTTATGCACTTGCCAATGATGAGGAATCAGGTATTGTAGAAACGTTCACCACTTGAAAAGATGACTGAAACAACGCTGTATCGTATTGAAGAGTTTAATACAACTGGATGGGAAGTTGTACCAGGCAATTCTACCAAACTGACTAAGGAACAAGCAACTTCTAAGTTAGAAGAACTACTTGCAGATGGATACAACCCCAACCGACTCCGTGCCATTCCTGATGTCAATTGACTTTCCACATTCTGCACCTGATGGTTATTCTTATGAGCAGACAGAGTTTAAACGTAATGTTATTGCTATCTGGATTCATCATCTCCACAGGTTTGATTACAATAATGGTAGTCCAGTCCGTTGTATCTGGGGATTCTACAACACCAAGACAAAATCCTACCATGCCCCAGTCAACTCCTCAACCATTGGATCCGTCGTGGATATAAAACAAACGACACCATATTCTGCAATGCAACTCAATCTTAACCCTCTTGCCTATGCCTTATACACCAGCAGTTGATGATTATGTGAAGTGGAATAAAGGTAAGTTCTCAGTCGAAGGATGGGTTTATTTTAAGGACTCATCCTATCTGACGATTGAGATACAGACTAAACCAAAACACCCAGAAGATATTCCTCATGGTACTCATCATCAGAATGAAAGAACTCTTGTAGTTTGCTATCCTGAAGCGTGGAAACAACTACAGTACGTTAAGTCACGTCAGGATAAATATGATGAGAAGTAAAGACTCATCGCACAGTGAAGACGTACCAAGAGTTTAACGAAGCAGCGGCACTAGCAATACCAGCAGCAGTAAGACTCGCACCTTCTGTGTTACCTGCTATTGGTGCTGCTGCAAATCTAAAGAAAGGAGCACAACCAAGAACTCCTAATATACAACGTCCATCACCAAAGATAACTGCTGCAGAAACTCAAAAACGACAGGCAGCAGCAGACCGTAAAGCAGCAGCAAAAGAAAGAGCAGAA